AACGTGCGTATCCCGTTTAATTGGCACCATGCACGGGAAACGGTTCCGCTTAGATGCTTCTCGTTGCAGGAAAGGCAGTAATACTCGCGCATGGGCGTCTTTCTCGATTTTGAAATCGATGATGCTGGGATAGCGCTGGTGAATGTCGAAAATGTGCCAGATTACTTTGTCGGGTGTGAATCTGCCGTGGCGAATGTCCACCACATACATTCGTCCGTCTCTATCGAATCCATGAACCGTAAGCGCGGTTGCGTCGTTGTCATTGCGTGCCGGTTCGAGTCCATGGAGGTCGATAGTGCAGTGTAACCGGAGCGTGGGAAAGATGTTGTTAATGACGCTTCGGGGAATAAAAACAATATCTTTTGGATCACACAATCCTCCCTCGGGCGGAATCGGTTTGTTCTTGTACTGGCAGGAAAAAATGTATGGCCCGACTTCCTTCTCGATCCGTTCTAGTTCAGAAACGGGGAATCGTGCAGGCCAAACAGTGTCTTCTCCAGCGCGGGGTCGGCATATTGTGCGATAAGTTCCAGAGGCTTGGAGTCGCCCGTATAAATCTCCAAAATCATACCGGGTCCCTTCCACATCAGTCCATCCGTGAAAAGGAGCAATTTCTGACCGCTCCAGCAAAGGATTGAGGTATCCGAAGTGGGAGATGACATCAGCAATCTGACCAGGAGTTTTGACATTCTCTTTATCCACCAAGTCCGAATTCTTGATAACTTCATAGTGCGCCCCCGCGATGACTTTCCCTACCGAGCAGGTCGATACGCTCGGTTCTTTCCGGTGCATGGTGCGGTTCGGTACGGTGAATTCCTCCTGGCTGCCGAAGTCCGCCGCTTTCTTCGCTGGCGGGCAATAATCGGGGAAAAAGTAACGAAAATTCTTATTGAACTGGAAATGGCTTTTAATCTCATTCAGGATTTTCTTGCACTGGTCTCCGGTAGCTGTAGAAATCAGAATGCGCACGTCGGGATAGTTGATAATCCACTGGATGGTATGCCCGATGGTCAGGATTGTGGTCTTCAGGTGCCCGCGCGGATAAAGCGAAAGCGTGTTGCGCACTCCGGGCTTGCCTTCGATTGGTTTGTAATCGGCCAGCTCCCAAAGCGGCACTTCCGGCGTATAGGTGACAATACCGCGATTGTCGGCCACGTCCGTTCCACCCTTGAATTTCTGCACGTTGTTGATGAGGTCGGAATGGACATCCCAATCGATGTCTTTGTAGCCGAGCAGAACATCGCACAGATAATGCAAGCTGCGCCGCGCTTTGTTGCGCGCGATTTTCACCACTTCCCAGCGCCTGAGAATTTCTTCCCACGCAAGTTGCTGCCGGATTCCGGCACTGGTGGTCACAACGGACTCCAAAGCGAACAGCACCCGCGCCCATCAACCAGCCCTTTGACTTTTTTGCATGGGCTGGTGCCATAGACCACGCGAGTAATCATTTCGTCGCAATTGCCGCAGTGCGTCGGACCCTTTTCGGAATATCCCGCTTCGGTTTTGGAAATCCTACGCGCAGGCCACAGGCCCATGGGGATTTGATGTCCCACTGGATCGCCATTCACATACAAACCGCAAATGCCGCGCGGGCCGTTGATATAACCATCCACTTCTAGGCATGATTTCTGTAGCGGGTTAAATTTCCAGCAAATATTGCAGCGTGCGCCTTCAGGCGAACCAATCGATTCCGGCTCGAAATACAGAACGCTCGCCTTGTCGAGCAGGTCCATTCATTTCTTCCCCGCTGCCTTGCGCTGTTGCGACATCCCGATGGCGATGGCTTGCTTGCGATTCGTGACCATCGGCCCTTTCTTCGAGCCGGAACGCAGCAAGCCTTTCTTGAATTCCTCCATCGTGTCTTTCATCCCCGGCATCGGATTACGTCGAGAACGGAATCATTTGCGCGGTGATGAAAAAGGTTCCTTGCGGCGTGGTCCCGCCCACCACATATTTCACGCGCCAAATTCCGCCTAGCGGCCCGATGCGGATAACTCCAGTGGTTCCCGCAATCGCCGCATCCGCTTGCGCCCAATCCGCCGTAGTGATAATCGTTGCGTTGGCCGTGGGCACTTGCGATGCCGTGCAGAGCTGGCTTATGCGCGTGGAGTTCGTAGTCATCTGCGTGAAACGCAGCGTATCGTCGTAGATGGCCGTGCCAGTAGGCGGATTGCCCACCAAATCGGTTGTAGCCGCTTGGCCTAACTTTTTCTGGATAAAGAAATCGAAGGTGGGAAGCGTGCCGGAAACGGTGTTGGCATTGACGGAAATTACCGCCGCCTGCCAAGCCTGAATCATATTGATGTCGGGACCGTTCCCCGAAGTCGTGATGACTTGGGAAGCGAGCATGACGACTTCGCGGGTATTGATCTGGCCCATTTATTTTCCAGGGCGCTTCACGCCAGGAGTCGCTCCACTCACGGCAAAAGTTGGATTGCCCTTGGCGAAAGTCTTCGCTTTGTTCTTCGCCCAAGGAGTTTTGTTGCCGCGTGATTTCGCCGCGACTGGGGACATTTTGCCTTTGCCCTGCGCTAGCCGTGCTTTCAGCGCGGCAAACGTGCCATCCGATCCGCCTTGAATCTTCCCGCTCGATATGGCCATTAGCGCACCTGCCCGCCAGTCGGCTTGCTTGGGACGCTTCCTGAACTGGACAAGTCCTGTTTTTGGCGTCCCTTTTTCGTGGGCACTTTCATGGCTTTCATTTTCTTCGCTCCAGCCAGCCGCGCCTGCATCGCCATCAGCCCATCAGAAGTTGATGGAGGAGTAGATTTTGTTGCGCCCGCGCCCATCATCACCCCGAGCGCGCCTCCGGGCTTGCCAAAAGGTTTAGTGGGAACGGCCATCTACGATTCTTTCCCCCTATCAGCCGAATTCGGATTCACGCTGACTTGTTCCTTGCTCGGCGTTTGTCCGCGATCCGCCACGGTCACGCCGTAAGCGGAATATCCACCCATGAAGTCTTCGGAATATTGCTTCCCGACGTAGGTGGAATTCGAGTGGCCCGGAGTCACATCGACGTGATAAGGCCGGTCGGTGGGTATTTCGTTGTAATACTTGTCGCGGGTAATGTCGATCTCGCTGGGAGTAGCGAAATCGCGGGCGAATTGCCCGCCATCATAGGGAGGAACGGTGGGCGCGAGCGTGCGATTGGGCGCACCTTGAATCGAGCCGCCGCCATCCAAGGGATTTTTCGGCGTTGAAGCCATAGGACACCTCTCGCCGAAAAGTGTCCGTCCGGCTAGATTATTCCGTCAAGCACGTATACTTTTATTTACGTTTTATCAGGAAGGTTTGATGAGAATTCCAAATCCCCGGCCAGCTTCAAACGTCAACCCGCCTTGCGAGCGCACCCATTTGCCCAGCCAGTATTGATCAGGATTGCCGTTGTAGGAAGTCCGCGTGTCATGCACCACAAAAACGCAGCCCGGTTTGACCAGCTCGTATTCCCTGGCGCGGGTGTCCTGCGCGGAATCAGAGAAAACAAAATCGGCTTCCCGAAGCTGCGGAAGGTCGAGTGAAGAACATTTCACAAATGTCACCGGCAAGCCTTCGATGCGCTGAAGATGCGCGATGCCCATTTCCACGTCGCAAGTCCAGACATGGCCAAATCCATTGGTCATTACCGCTTCGCCGAGGAATATCGCCGTATGCGCTCGATAGGTTCCTGTTTCCACGACAATCGATGGCTTGAGCATGCGCACGAAACCCGCCAGCAGTTCGGCCATCTCCACTTCCGCAGTTGTTGGGTCGATTTCAGTCCACACGTTCCACCTGCGAAAAACCGTATCCCAAATGATTGTAAAGACACTTGCGCACAAAGCCCGTCTTGAGTCCTTGGTCCGTTACGACCTTCGAGAGAATCCCATCGTACTGCCGCAGCGGGCCTTCAGAAAATGTAAGCGTGCCCTTGCGCACGAAATACGGGCACCCAATCGAGTGCGCTTCAATCACGTCATCCACAGTTTCATCCCAGCGCGGGAAAGCCTTGGCCGCGTAAGGCTGGCCGATAAGACCATACTCCAGCGGGAATCCTGCCAGCATCCCGTATTCGGGATGATTCCCGAGCGCTTCAATGCCAAGGGAGAAGAAATTATCGGGGATCGGAAGCTGGTCGTCGTCAATGACGCAGTAGATGGGTGTGCGCGCTTTTTCTTCGGCCATTTTCTTGGAATTAACATGGAAAGGTTCGGGCACCACTGAGCCTAAAAGAATGGGCGTAATGTCAGCCATCATTTGCAGCCGCGTGTTCACAAGCTGGCCCATGGTTAGGCGTAATTCCGTTTTCGGACGCCACCGCACGAAAACGTCAATCAACGGAATCTGCATTCTGGCGTGTGTAAAATCCCGCCTTCATATCCGCCACCACATTCCGTGCAATTACAATATTCATCGAAAGGGAATCTTTCAAAGCGGATTTGTTTTAAGAAATCAATGTGTTCGATAACATGCGGGCGAATATCGGCGGCGCGACCTCGGCAAAACGGCAGTGCCCGTTCAAGCCGCGCGATCCGATACGATAACTTTTTTTCGTCGCACGTTTCCCAAAATGGAGCGAACAGTTTTACAGCGTCTACACGCGCATCCGAGGAGGGCGGCTTTTCTGACGTGTTCACAGTCCATCTTCTCCTTCTCGGCCAGCAAGCGCCCCAGAAGTTCTTCGATCCGCTTGAAGCGGTTCAATTCGGCGGTCCCATGCGCGCGGCAATATCTTTCAAATAATCGCGATGGCCAACTTCAAAACCCAACTTTTGCGACATATCTAAAACTTGATTAACGTCCAAGAAATCACTAAGAGAGCTGAGATCGGAAACGAAACAATATTTCAGCCAATCGCGGATTTCCAGTTCGTCTTTGCAACCGTGAAACTTGGCTAATATGGAAAGCAACTTGTCCATGTTGGCTTTGAGCGCCGTAACTTCCACGGTCTCCGCGAATCGGATATTTTCTGGCTTGATATTCTTGAATGGATTCTCCATAAAAAATTTATTCCCGCCTCCCAATCGCAGCGCGCTCGCTGGGAATCGGTCACATGAGCAACCGATTGGCCATGTTTCCATGGCGACCACGAATAAGCGCGTTTTTGCGCAACTTGTCAGAGTGTCTTTGTTCAGCGTTTAGCAAAGGAACTTTCAGCGCTTTAACTTGTCAGCTTCTTCATCGAAGTTGTATGTCCGATTACAAATCGGGCGCTCTTGGCGAGAGCCAATATCCGTCTTTCAAGGACGGTTTTTGTTCCCATGCGTTCTCCCACTTCGCTACCGAAGGCAGGAAAATTCTCCTTTCTCAAACTTCAATGACCGTCGTGGCGTTGAGCAAACTCAGCTTGCCGTCGAGATCGCCCAGCACCTTCTCCAGCCCTTCCTGTTCCTCAAGCAGAGTTTTCTCATCCAAGTGAATCAGGATTTCAATTGGCTGCTTTTCGCCTGTGGTCACGGTGGCTTGCGCCGCCGCTGCCGCGAAGTTTACCCGCCCGCCTTCGCGCTGCACTTTGTCGCGGATTTGCTTGATGGCTTGATTCATCGAAGCGAGAAACAATTGCCGTGGCGAAGCGATCTCGCGCCGGAAGTTTAGCCACTCCTGAATGGACATCTCATTGTCGCCCACTTTGGTCGTAGTGCCAAGGTTCGACCGCTGAATCGCGCTGCGAATGGCCACAATGCGCTTTTCCAAGTCCTCGATGGCTTGCCTCTCGCGCTTCACGTATTCGACGCTTCCGCCTTCGAGCGGGTCCTTCAGCCGCGAATCCCGCCCGATATTGGCCAATACCGCTTGGCGTTTCTTTTCCAGCCGCTTGCCAATGGTTTTAATCTCGGCAAGAGCTTCCGTAATCGTCATACTCATCTCTCTCTCCTTTTCCACAACGCGAATTGCGGTATCTCCGCTCTGTATTCCTCGATGGGAACAAACCGCCAACGCCAACGCGAAGAACTCCATAGATCGTTCGTCCGACGCATCGCCTTGCGCCGCACTTCGGCTTGATACTTCAACACCGACACTTCCTTGATTGGCACGATGCCAAGAGATCGCAAAATCCCCTGCACCTTCACCAATTTCTCCCGGCGAGAGAGACGTTCAGTGGTTTTCTAACTAAAGTTGCCATTTGGTTTTCTCCTCGATTTTAAGATTTTTACTGCGTGGCCCTAAACTACTCTGCGACCTTCAAACTTCGGTTCATCCCAAACATCGAGATAAAGCTGAATGCCTTTGTAATCCATCACCAAGAATGGATCGCTTACCTGCATGTGAATTTCCTGCCAGCGTTCTTGCAACTCGGAAACGTAAAAGTTCGTCTCGGGCAACGCTTGCTTCACCTGCAACGCACGTTCAATCGCGAAGTCAGGGACGGGATTGCGGTAAGGATTGTAACTCCCGCCGATTGGAAAACTTATCCATTCGCCTTGGTGAATATCGGCTTTCTTGTGGCGGGCAATCATGCAAATAATCCAAGAGCCAACAATGAATCCCAACCATCCGGTTATCATCCTTGCCGCAAACAGATACTTGGCCAATGTGCCACCGTCCGCCATAGCTCCGAGGCTTACCGCACCAAAGATCAGCGATAGGACCATAACGACTCCGCCAAGAACAACAATCACTTCTCCTGGGCTACTCTTGTGCATGGCCTTCACGAAGGCGCAGCTTCCCTTGCGCTCGATCTTCTTGACCTCCGCGCGCTGATACTTGTCTACCGCGCGAGAATCGAATGGTTCGATGCCCAGCGATTCCAGCGCCGATGCCACCGCCAATTCATTGACGCGATGCGCCGCCACTGCTTCCTGATTATTGAGTGCGGACGGTGAATAGCCCAATTCCTTTCTCGCGCGTTCCAGTAACTCGCGCTTGCCAAAACTGATTTCCGGTGATGCAGTGAAAATTTTACGCTCTAAAATTGTTTCCATAATTCTCTCCTTTGATTGGAATGTTTTCTGGACTCTTTCAGTCCAGAAAAACCATGCTGGCCATGGCGCGGGATTCGCTTTCGCGGTTCATCTTCACTTCATGCCATACGTTGCCCAGCTTTAACGTCTTGTGGTCGGGATGACGAATCTCACCACGCACGAACACGGCGGCGTTGCGCACCATGCCCTGGAAATTCGTGCTGGCAATCTTCTTGGGATTTTCCAAGCACCACGCCTTGTATTGCGCCTCATTGAATCCTTGTGGGGCAATACGGCGATTTACATAAACTGCATCGCCACCAAACTGCGCAGCTTCGGTCGCAATGTGCGGCTTGCCGCCACGCCCATCGGAAGTCCTGCGCATCAATGGCTCATCGTGTGTCGTGGGAGTGTTCTTGGGAAGATGAAAATCTGGACGCGGAATGAAAAACCATTCCCCTTGGCGAATCCAATTCCCGTCCTTCACCAATTCCTTTGGACGCAAAGCATCCTTGGCTTCCTCAACTGTCCGCACTGGCTCGTTCTCGGGGATCGCGGCAACAAACCAGTGGCGCTCATCCTGGCCACACAGAAACTTCGATTTGTTTTTCCCTTCGGCTACATGCAAAAGCAAATGACGGTCTTTCGCGGCAACCTGTAGAACTTGCAGAGAAACATCGTACCGCGCGCGAATCTTGAAATATTCGCCGTCCTTGTCGCGCAGAATGTCCAAGGAAAATGGACGATTGCGAAAACCAATGGAATCTTGGCCGGTCACTTCCACGCGCGATCCTATTTTCAGAAAGGCGCGTTCAACTGCTTCAACGCTCATGGAAAAATCTCCTTGTAGGGAACAGCCGCAGAAATTAGCAATAAACGTTTACGGTGTCAAGAATATTTTGGAAGAAATCCACAGGGGATTATGCCTCTGGAGGGTTGGCGTAGGCAAACCTCATTTCCCCTGCTCCTTCTTCCGCTTCACTCCGCGTTCACGCTCCAGCAACTTTTTCAGGCCATCCATGACTTGAACGCGAGTAATCCGTTTCGCTAACCTGAATTTTCTGCACGAACAGAATCCTCCTTTCGCATCTTGGTGATGGCAGGACTCATTCCAAATATGAATTCCGTATTCATGCCCGCATCTGCAAAGGCGAGCAAACCACGCTTTACAATCAGTCTCAGAATACATTCTTCCGTCTTTAGTGATGTGCATGTTCAAACCTCTTTTGGGCTGCTTCTTCAAGTAAGCGAACAAGGTCTTTGCGAGATAGCAGCGGGTTATCGGCTTGCCCAGCAACAAGCCCATAGCTGGGAAGTGTTCGAATCGCGCTCCAAAGTTTATAATCCCGTTCATCCCAGCCATTTACCTGCTTGCTCATTTTTCCACTCCGCGTTCAAGCCCGCATGTACATGGAAATTTATGCGTCTCTCCGCAATTGGGTTGACTGCACTCCCACTCGCTGTAACCGCAACCAGGTAGATGCCGTCCATATTTGACAAGTGCTTCCTTCAGCTTGCCTGTGGCCTCAGCGCGGACTTGGGCGAGAGCATCAAGAATTTCGTTCCTTAACTCGCTGCGATAGCCCCACAGGATAACTTTGCACTTGCCTGTTTCCTTGCTGAATTTGTCGACAATGTAATCAGCAATCTGTGCATCGTTGGGCTGTGGCGCAGCGAGCGCCGAAGCTGATTTATCTTCTTTCACAGTGGCAATCCTTTTCGTCCAATTTAGTCCGTTCCTCCAACACTTCGGCGCAGGTCACTGATTTGTGACCCCAATGCGGCCCGGCTTCTATCGTGACTTTGTGCCAGCCGTTGCCGTCTTCATCTGCGAGGTAGAACTTCCGCTCGCCATAGATGATTTCAACAGCCCGCATCTTCGTTCCTTCAAGCCCTTTATACCAACCCAATGGAAAGGGGCATTCGCCGACGCGAATCAACACCCGTCGAGCAATACAGGGTTCTCCATTCCAAAAAGTGGCCGCCCGCTCCTCGCCAGCTTTGGGCTTGCTGCTGCTCATGGCGCAGCAATATATCATAAACGTTTACAAGAGTTCAAAATTTTTATGGATCAGAACTCCAGCTCTATAGCTATCGCTGACCCCGGCAGGGGTGACTCGCCCCCCGTTTCCGATTACGAAAGAATTACTTCCACTTGGCAACAATCTAGTGGAGACAATGGGGTGTAAGCGCAATGCAATCAATGGGTTGGGTTGAGTCGTGGATTCAAGGCAAGGTGCGGGATTGAACAATCCAAGCGGATCATGGCAGACTTGCGTTCATGGAAACGCAAACAGAGACCGTCAGAGCGCTAGACGAAAATTCCGGGCACGATAGGCCGATAAGCGAAAAGCACAGACTCCTGGCGCATCTAATGCTGAAGGATGGTAAACCCTTTCGGACTGCTGCATTAGAGGCAGGTTATTCACAGAATACAGCCGATGCCGGTCCTGCTGATATGATAGAGCGCTGTCCCGGATTCGCGCAGGCTCTAAAAGAAGAATCTAAGCAAATACCGGCCAGCCAGGACGCGCAAGCTCTAGCCGTCAATACCTTGATAACAGACTTGCGTAATGGCAAATCACGCGGTTTAGAGCGGACTATCGAAGTCTTGGGTAAGTTCAAAGTGTACGACTGGTTTGTTCGCAATTCCGACATGCAATTAGGCGTATTCCTTGGATTGACTGAGCAAAACCCTGATCCTTTGGCCGAGAAGAATCTTCAGGACTAGTACCATTATTCCCTTGGCATCCTTGTAAGTAATCGTCTATATTCGTAGACGCATGGGCAGACTACTCATGCAGGAGGATTCAATGATGACAGCAATGCAGTGGATACGGAATGGCGATAAGCCTTTCCTGACGTTTGTTGTAAAGGGACCAGAGCAAACCGCGAGAGAACAAATGTTTACGCGTGAGATAATCGCGCAGACCATTGGCTTCACTCGCACAGATACAGTCTTCAAAACGGATGTGAAGTATCGGGAGGCAATCGCGCAATGGTTCTGTGAAACCCCTGAACTGATTCGCGGTTACGGCTATCCTGACGGAACCTGCCTGATTTATTCCACGCATGAGGTGCAATCGTGTGTCCCAGACTCTCGACGTAGCATCGAAGATTGAAACCTGCCCAACATGCCATCGGCCATTAAAGAAGTAAGCTCGAAACCGCGCGTAACTGCGCGGTCTGTCGGTTATGCCGACACTGAAGATGAGCAAGCCGGATGACGACCGGCAAAGGAGAAAAAATGCACAAGAAACAATTTATAGCATTAGCAGAAATGGTGGCCGGGCTGGAGCCTATCAATTTGAAGCAGAAAGACTCCCGTGCGACACCAGAGCATCGGATGTGGGAAACGATGCGGGATGCGCTCACAGACTTTTGCCAGCAGCAAAACGGACTATTCAATCGCGAGCGTTGGCTTGGTTACATTGCAGGCGAGAATGGTCCGAATGGTGGCACAGTCAAGAAATAGTCCGAAACCGGGAGCAATCCCGGTCTGCGCGTATGGCGCGCACTGAAGATGGACAAGAAGCGTAAGAAACCGCGCATAATCGTCAAACGAAATAGATACGCCAAACGCTGGGAGGTATGGCTGGTTTCTGGCGTGCAATCTTTCTGTTTCGATTATCACGGGACAAAACGCGATTGTCTTTGGTATCGCAGAATGTTGCACAAGGCAGGTATATGACGTTCCCGGTCTGGTTCTGGTTCCTTGTCGGCTTTATTGTTGGCCGGATCGTAGGCTGGATTGACCGGCGAACGTGGAGGAGGTCATAGAGCGTAAAAGCGTATGGTCTTACAGGTTTTCTCTAAGGGAACAGTCTTCGTTTAGGCGACGGTAGCGCGACAATGCGCGCGGGGTTGTAAGCGCATTCTTGCCGTGTTACCCCTCCCGTCTAGGCAAAGCGTTTCGGCTAGTCACCGATCCGGGCCAGCTACGTTAAGGCTGGCCATTTGTTTGTCAAAAGTTCCGCACGGCGCGTAGGTGGGATTCCCGCGATGCAATCCTTCAAGTAGCGGTCAAAAGTCCCGCAGGTGAGATGTAAAGCTCAAGTAACAGCCATTGTCGGGAAAAGTCTATTCGAGATCGTACAGTTGGCGGATACGAGTGGGGGTATGCCCTACATGGAATTCCTTGCAATCGACACATTTATAGACGCTTAGGCCGGTTACGCCGCGTTGTTCCGCGAGCAGAATCATATTGTGCGCGGCATCCTCGCGGGTCAGGTAGCGGACTTTATCTCCGCAGCGTTTCTTGCGTCGGTTCCGATGGATTTTGTTGCGCATTGGACTTTTTTATTTGATTGCACGTGATGATAGTTTTTAGGGGTGATAGGTTAAGGAAGGAAAGGGGGAATGTTAAGGGGGAAAGGGAACCTAAGGGAAGAGGGGACCTTTTTGTGAAAATGTGGATATACATTTATATCTATTTACTTCTGTAGTATACACGTATACGTAAGTGTTCATCACCGTTTACCCGCCGCCCTTTTTCCTGCCCCAGAATGTCCCTGTGGATAATTTTGTGCAAATCCTGTGGAAAACTTTTTAAATGGCTTGTAACTCCTTATACAAGAATAGGTTACCTTTTCTAACCTGTGGAAAGCTTTATTATTCATCCACCACGCCAATTTTCACGACGGTTTTCTTCTCTTTGCCGATGATTTGTTCGGCAGGAATGAGGTTCAATTTGTCCTGGGAATCGTCGGCAATGTATTCAAGATTGCGCAAGGCATCGAGAATGACTTTCTGCGATCCTTGCAAATTGTCGGCATCGAAGGGTTTGGAGTGATGCACGGTGATTTGCACCCACATCCTGCCCATCTTGGCGTTATCCCGCAGGTAGCTCCGATGCCTGCCGCAAGAAACTCCGTAATAAAGGTCGTGTTCCCACTCTTCGCGGAGTTTCTTGTAAGTGTGCGGGGTCCTGTATTTACGCTTCAGCACGTTAGGTGAAGGCGGCACGCGGGGAATGGAGATGAGGACCATTAAAAGCCGCTGCCGGGTTTCGCTCCGAGAATGCCAGCGCCAATGCCGCGAATCCCGCCTTGGAAAAAGCCGCCAGCCGCCTGTATGCCTATCATCTGCGTCGAATAATAAGTATAGGGCGGATAGAATTGCGTTTGCATGGCCGCTAGTTCTTGCGGACTTGGTTGTTTAGGCCGCGAAAATTCATCGCGGATTTCGCACGGCACGCCATATTCATCCTCCAGTTGCATAATGGTTACCGCGTCCATCTCGGGTGGGCAGAAAAGTTTCTTGGGATAAGCAAATTGAGCAAGGTAGCCGTAAGTGCATTCCGCTACCTTGCCCCAAAGATAGACTTCGCCCGCGACTCCCGGAGCCGACTGAATATAGCTTTGGAACAATCCAATGATTCCGCAGCCAGGTTTAATCGCGTGAATGCCCATCGCCATGATGGCATCGATTTCCATCGCTTTACGGTACGGCCAGATAAAATGTTGCGTCGCACTTTTCAGATAAGGCATGCGCCCAATCGTATCGATCCGCCACACGCGCAAGCCGATAATTGGCGCGGTTTGCTGCTCAGTCCTTTGCGGGTGTTGCTGGGATGATTTCTGGCTCTGGTTCTTTAACAGGCTCATGCTTGGTCTCCCTCTCTGGAATTGGAAGTGTTGCTGGCACAACTTCGATTTCACGTATCTTTTCACCGATGTTCATACCATTCTCCTTTGGCCATGATGGCCCTCCTTGTATTTGACCAGCCAATCCTTCGACAGCCGGTTCAATGCTTTGAGCATAATGGGATGATGCGACTTGACCATCGCTTTGACATGCGACCAATGGTGGCCGTGCAGCGTGGTGCAAATCAAGCACAGCTTGTGATTGCCGTGCTGATGGTAGAGTTTGAACTTATCGCCGCACAGTTCGCAAAAGCGGTACAACTCAACGGTTTTGTAATGGAATAATTGCAAAGTGCCTTTGCCTAATTTTTCAACGATCTGCGCTTTTGTTAATCCTTGGCGTGCGAGTCTTTGCACCTGGAGGCGCAACTCCGCGCGCCTCGCAGTCTTGATTTCATTGGGAACGATGCCTTGTTTGAATAAGACTTGCCTCACACGTTCGCGCGTCAAAGCGAATACGTTCCCGATCTCTTGAAGTTTCATTCCACTCCGATACATATCCGCCATTTCCGCGTTGCGTTCCCGAGTGGCCTGCGGTTGTGAATTTCCAGGCCCATATTTATGTCGTCCCATTTCCTCCTCCTGCAATTCCGCAGCTAATAATGCGCTTGCACTTCGCGCAACTGAAAATAATCACCATCCCGCGACCCGTTTCGTAAGCTGGCTTCGAGCGGATAAACGGATTGCGCAAGCCACAATGCGGGCACGTGGGCGTCGCGTTCTTCACTTTAGCCCACAACTCATCGATGCTTTGGGCTTCGACTATATTCGAGGACATGGATTTTTCCACAGGTTTTGCACAACTCCGTACAAGCCAGAATGCCAAGGTTTTTCTTCAAAAATCGGGTGAATCTTCTCGCCACTACCCACTGGCTAAAGACTTGTCTTCCGCATGGGCTTCGTTGACCGTCATGTTGGTTCCCAAATAAATCGTTCCGATCACTTTTCTGTCTCCGCTTCGCATCGTCCAAACAAATGGATTTTTGCCGTGCAACCCGCCTGCTTCGAGTTCCTCTGCTGTTACCGTCGCCACCAGTTCGCCAGCGTGTTTTATTTCCCAAGTTTTCACGCCAAATCCTTGGGCGGCGGATTCTTCGGCCAGATTTCATCCATCGCTTTTTGCGCCGCTTTTGCACCTTTCAACTGTTCCTTGACCGCCGCAACAGCGGACTTCGGCGTGACCGGCTCCGCATCCTTGTCCTTCGCTTCCATCACTTCGCGCCAGCTTGTGTGCCCTTCACGGATCGCGGCAAACAACGCGCGCAAGTCCGTGATTTCTTTTTGCGCCAGCGTTTCCACGTCATGGCCGAGATATTCCTTGAGTTGCGCGACACTGACCCCGACGGTCGAAAACGCATCGAAGATTTTACGTTTGCCAAGTTCCGGGTCAATCGCATCTTGATTCGCCTGCGTGGCCAGGATTTGCACCATGCATTCTTCCACAATGTCGCCGGGAAGCAAGCGCAAGCCATTGGTGCGGATGGCCTTGGAAATCAGCGCGTTCTGTTTGTTCAGTAGGTCGTCTTCGGTCGCGGAAAGAATATACACCACATTGCCCGCTTTATTCTGCCGCGTGCGAATCACTTCATCGCCTTCGCGCGCGTTGCGCCTTTCCACAGTTTTTTCCACAGTGATGTCCGAGCTGTAAGGCGTGTTGGTTTCGCAATCGACCACAATCACCCGCACGATACGCTTTTCGCGGTCATCATACACCGTCATTTGATCCACGCTGATGTTGCCCATCAAGCGGATGGCGGTCTCGGCGAAACGGATCGATGGACCTTCGACACCCCGGCCAATTGGTTTGAGATAGCGCGCCACGGCGGCAAAGCCGGGGCGCTTGCACTCTTTCAGCAATTTCTCGCGCACTACGTCAAGGTCTCTTGGATGCCTTTCCGCGTAGATATAGCGCGCCTTTATCATCGCTTCCGCTTGTGCCGCCACTGCCGAGCTGGCGGTCTCCGCCCGGTAACGCTCGACGGGTTCCGGCGATTTCACCACTTCGAGTTTCCTCTCCTCTTTGTCCATGGTGTTCCCACTCCTCGTTGGGCTGAAACAAAAATCTTCGCGAGCCTTGGCGCAGCGTGGTACATGCTTTAATGACTGCATCACAGACATCGCTCGGCTTGCGTTCATTAATGATCGGGCAATATTTTTTGTATTCTTCACTAATCGCTAGGAAAGCTATTTTCCAATCGACATCTTCGCGGTCTTTTGTTTTCTTCCAAGTGATTCTGCCGAAGTCCCCCTGAATCCCGTCGTGTTCACCGATAATCATCTTTAGGCGATTTTCTGCTTCCGCTTGATACTCACTGTATTCTTCGACCACTCGGCGTGCGGAGCCGAGCGCAAATATTAGTTGCTGGCTGGTAATGTCATTCTCTTTTATCGGTAGAAGATTTAGCGGGAATTTCTTACGCAAATAAACTTTCCAAGCCGCTGAACCGTCTATATCGGGCGGCTGGTCGGCAACGATGTAGCGGTCCCACCAATCACGAAGCTGCTCAATCATGTCGTGTTCCAGTTCCGCGTCGCGCTCAATCGTGTAAATGGAGAACTTCACGCCACCATGGAGCAACGCAATGTCCCACACGGGATAATCCGTCACCGCCATGTAATGCGCGCACTGAATCAGATAGTGGTAAGGCACCTGGTCCGTTCCCGGTTCGCCAAACTGGTCGGCGAATTGATTTTCGCTTTTGAGTTCCACTCCGCGGTCCACTCCCGCAACGAAGCGGTCAGGCGTGCCCATCAAAATCTTGTGGACCGGATGAATCCAATGCACCGGGAAAGGTAAGTCTAATTGTTTTCCAGTCTCGCGTTCGTATAGCCGCGCAATCACCGGTTCCAAGTCTTTGCCAAGAGCTAGGAGGAATTCCCGCGCAGGGTCTTTCTCTTCGGCCAAGCCCTTTTTCTCCAGCCACACCTGCATCGCGCTTTTCCAAGGACTCAAGCCAAGAATGGCGGCGGCATCCGAACCGCCGATGCCGGTGCGCCTGTCAATTTTCCACTGATTATCCACAGGATTTCCTTATCTGAATCCAACGAAGAAAAAAGCATAAGCCAGTGCGGCGATGGCAATAATGGCCATCACACTGACGCGCAGCAACGCCATCCTATGCGGCCCTTGCATCGCGCCTCTTGGCAATCAGTTTTTCTAAATCTTGCTCGCGAATCAAAACCTTGCCGCCATGCTTCACACGCGGCAGCAGAATCCCCAAGTCTTCTTTCAGCCAGCGCTTGAGCGCTCTGCGGTCAACTCCAATCTTTTTCGCAGCTTCGGAAAGCGAATAGTGCCGTTCGATCATGCCGGGTCCTTGTGCCGGTCGAGATATTCCCGCAACGCCGTGCGTATCACCTGCGTCATGGTTACATCCATACGGTGCGCCACTTGCTCGATTTTCCTGTATAGCTCGAAGTTGACCCGCGCGGATAAGACTTCCAATTGGCGCTGGGTAATGGATTTCCGTTTCCGGCCCATTCGGCGAATTCCTTTGTCGAATTTTCGACAGCACAGCCATATAAATTCCCCCGACAAAAAATGTCAAGGACGTATACGAAAATTTCCCTTGAAATACGAAAATCTTTCAGGTATACAAGAGCACTCAAATCTGAAAAAGGAGGTGCAACATGACGCCTCGCTATCGGCTTATCAAGCTGCGGGTCCGCGTCAGCTTGTGGCATTTCGTGATTCGCTACACGGTGTTGCTCGCGGCGGTAATCGTGGGAGTCTTGATTTTGATGCTCACCGGCCATCGGGAATATGAAGCGTTGATTGGAGCCGATGCATTCGCTGATTGATTTTCTTGAGCGTTTGTGGAATCGTGTGCGCGGTTGGTTTTCGCGCGAAGTTCAAGAAGTGGGCCAAGGGATCGCGGAAAACGAAAATAGAGACAACGAATAATAGGAGGAGGAAATGGGAAAGCGCCTGACAGTACAACAATTGAACACCCTCAAAGAACGCATTGCTGCCAATGCGAATCGCCACGACATCATCAGTGAAGTAGGCATCGGTCACGCCACCTTCGACCGCATTCGTGCGGCCATCAATCAAGGCGAGCCGTTCGCTCGAATGATTGTAAAAGCGCAGATGCGCGAAGCGGGACAGACGATTCATCACGAAAAGAGCGAAAAGAATAGGCAAGCGATTATTGCCGCGCGAACAAAGAGGCCGAACGCCCAACGCGCAAGGTTGGTCAGCCGCAAATCGAAGCATGGCCAGTACGCCGAGCGGATAGCGTCCCTGCATGCAAAAGGCAAGGGTCAAGCAGCAATCGCCAAAACATTGGGTCTGCCGAAAACCACGGTCGAGTATTACGTCAATGCCCGCCCAAAACGGCAGGCCGCGCGATTGGCGCAGTACAGAACAGCCGACCGGCGTATTTCTCAATCAGCGCCGCAAATCAAGACCCTGCGCGGCCAAGGCTTGGGCGTCGGTGAGATTGCCGAAATACTCAAATTACCGCGAACGACTGTGAACTATCATTTTTACAAAAAGACCAAAGAAGCACTTTCAGTAGGAAAGGAACAATGGAATGGAACCAGCAGCCCCCTCAACAAACACGTCTGCGTCGGCATCGCCTACGCGGAAACGGAGCGCTTCATCGGCGTTCTCGCTGAAAAACTTGCGCTTCCTGCAACATTCCTTAGATCGCGACTTTCAGAACTTTTGGGACTTTTGGGACATTCGCCGCTGCGGTCGTAATCTCGGCCTGCTCATTAAATGTCCCGTTTGTCCGGCCACGCCGCCTCGGCAGCGACCGGATGAGGATTTCCGCTGGTATGGGTATCGCAAATGGCGCTGGCTCGCGAATCATATCGCTTCAGACCACTGTCGCGAGCAAGCCTTGACGCATCGCCGCATTACTGCCGAGCAGAAACGCTTGGAGCAACGGCAAAAAGTTTCGACCGGCAAACGGTCGAATATTTGAACGAGGAGAAGAAAGATGAGCAAACAGCAAGTGACGATGTTCAGTGCCAAGGGCCACGACGTGCTCTTGGAATACGATCCGGCCACGGCGGACATGAAAGAAGTCAACCGTGTTGTGGATCGGTACGAGAAAGAAACCGGAGGCCGAGCCTTCAGCTTGGCCACCGGGGAAGCGGTTGAAAACGTCACGCCCGAAACTCGCGACGTGACGATTGTACGGCCCATCGCCGGGGGATAATCGAGCGAATGCGCTTCATCGATCTCAGCGCTCTCGGCATTCAAGTCGTTTGCGTCGGCATCAACTTGGTGCCGGGGGTGCTGAATCTTTGGCGTCATAAATGGGGTTTGGCGGCAATCAATTTTGGCGGGGCGGCATTCATCATCGGCATAAACTTCTTCATGTATCACATTCGCAAACGCACCCGTCGGCGAATGCAAGAGATTGACAACCAACTGAGGGAGCATTTGTCTGGAGTTCCAATGGGCAGCGTACACTATCTAGCTGAAAAAAACTTGATGCGCGCAGTGGCGGCGCTTGGCGCGAAGCGCAAGGGAGAATGCGTATCCATGAAAGTGGGCCGAACGAGATTCACAATCAAATATCGCAGCGTCACGCGGAATGGTGTCAAAAACACATGCTACCAACACATGTACATGCAAAATCTGCCGTGGCAAGAATCAGTCGCCAGCGCCATGCTGATACTGCACCGCAACCCTAAAATTTTCGATAGGTGGCGTAGCCGGGAGGGTTGGCATGCATGACCCTTTTTCGCAGTGTGCGCCTTCATCATCTCCATTTGAGCAGGTCGCCCGCGACAATCTAATCAAAGTCGCCAAAGCGCTCGGTGCGACGCTTGGCCCTGGCCCTGTGGCACAAATGACCATCGGGCAGGAAATTTTCACAATCCAAGTCGGCGGAATCATCAGACGCGACGGCAGTTTTTCCTGCTATCGCGTCCCCTTTCAAATGCCCTGGCCGGAATATCTCGCCAACGTGATGTTGCTCTTGCATGACGATCCTGCTCTTTTCGATTTGTGGCGCACAAAGCCTGGATATTTTTATGCCTCAACCCGCTACGCTTGAAGAACAGCTCGAACAGAAATTTCCACGCATCAAATGGCGGGAACCGTTGCGCGTGGCCTCACCGCAAGGCGTGGGCCTCGCCTGTCGGTTCTGCATCGCCAGGGTGGGGCTGAAGGCTCCAGACATCCCCGCCCTGCCCCAAACGATCCATGAATTCCACTCTCACATGCGCACTTATCACCCTGTTGCCAATGTTACCAATGACGGTGAATAAGTGCTCTGGAATGCCCCACAAGGCAAATTCTCATCCTGCGCTAAAGCCAATAAAACAGCAGTTTCCTCATCTTTTAGCGGACTTTTGGCCTATGCACAAATAAATGATCTGTCTCATATTAAATGCTTGACATTGCACATGTTTAAGCGTATTGTCTCCAGTAGTGTTGCCAAAGGAGGCAAATATGAAATCCCGACCGACTTTACTCGCCCGCGTCCCTGATGGTCAAGGCAAGTTTCCCTTTGTTCCTATCCTTATTAAAGGCGGCAAGCCCGTCCCGATCCTGGGCGCGACCGCCTATTACCTGCGCTACACCGACCAGGGCAAGCGCATTACCCGTGCCCTTGGCTCGGACCTCCAGCAAGCCTATCTGGCCTATGCCAACCGCCTTATCGCCGCCGAACATGAGAACTTGGGCCTTCCTGTGCCCGCCACGGTGGCCTCTACGAGCCGTCGCGAACTTCGCCGCTCCATCATCCAATTTCTAGAGGAACGCGAACAACTCGGGCGCGCCTGGGGAACCATCGTTCTTTACCGGCTGGCGCTTCAGGACTTCATGCAATCGTGCATGAAGGAATACCTCGATGAAATCGACCGCGCCGACATCATTTCCTACATCACCTGGATTCGCAAGAATTGCCGGAAGAACCATATCCATGGAAACGCCGAAGGCGAACGCAACCGCAACATCGTGAACCGGCTCACCTTCCTGCGCACTTTCTTTCTGCACTATGGCATCGCGATCCCCTTGCCGCGTAAGGAATGGCCGAAGCCCACGCGCACAAATCCCGACCGCTATTCAACCAACGATGGCGGCGACATCAACAAGCTGCTCGAAGTAGCCGGTGAAAATGACCGCGACCTGATTCACTTCCTGCTTTGCACTGGATTCCGCCGCGCCGAAGTCGCTCACGCTTGCTACCGCGACATCGATTTCCGCAACGGAACCATCAACGTTCACGATAAGCCGGAATATGGTTTCCAAGTGAAGGACCATGAACAGCGGCCCATCGACATCCCGCTATCGGATGGTTTCCTGAAGCGCATGAAAGCTCGGCGGGAACGCCATGCTACCGAGCTGATTTTCTTTAATCAGCAAGGCAAGCCCGACCTTCACTTGCTCGACCGCATCAAGATTCTGGCCAAAAAAGCGGGAATCAAGGATGCCACTTTGCACAAGTTCCGCCGTACCTTCGCTTCGGACATGCTCAAGCGCTTTAGCGTCCCGACTGTGCAGCAAATGCTGGGACACTCGGACCTCAAGACCACGGCGCGCTATCTCGCGGCCCAGGACATGAACACTCCTGAAGCGCGCAAGGCGGTTGGAGAAATGTGGGCGGCAGTGGGAGATTAGAGTTTTGATTTGAGATAGGCTTCTTCCGCCGCGATCTTCACGCGGAACACATAGCCTAAAACTGAACCAACCACCAAACCGACGAAGAATGCAATCGCTACGTGCATGGTTTCCTCCTATTTCAGATGTCCCGTCAAAGCCAATAGCACGGCTTCAATCGCCGCGCCAAAGAATCCAGCCTTAGTGTCATGCTTAACTCGCGTCCAGGTGCTGCCGCCAGCGTTGAATTTCTTCAGGTCATCGCGTTCCTTGGTTATGAGACGCAACTTGTCTTTCATGTCATCCACTTGGGATTGGAGGAACGTCTCTCGCTGGCTGGCCAGTTCCATTTGTTTTCCGGCGCTGGTCAGTTTCAATTTACACTCTTCGCAGTCTTTTTCGTAAGCCTGCTGTTGCGCTATGGGAATCTCAAGTGTCGGCGTTTCCTTTGTGCCGCCCACCTTCACCGCTCCAGCCTGCAAGCCAAGCAAAGCAGCGGTTAAGGCTGCCGATTGGTCGGGCGTCTTCGCCGTTGCGAATCGAAGTTCCATGGCATTCATCTTCGCGTCTTGGTCCTTCTTGTATTGCTCGAAATCCGCGCTGGCTTTATCGAGCGCCGATTTAGAAACCGCGAGTTGCGCATCCTTTGCCGCCATGACCGCCGCATCCGCTTTCTGGCGTTCTTCCAGCCGGGCGCGTTCCTCGCGGACGTTCACATATTCCAAAGCGCCAGCGATCCCCGCGAGGACGAGAATAATTACGGCTACCGTTAAAATCTTATGATACAGGTCCATTGCCATTTGTCCGCGACCACACCAGCAACTTCTGAATCAATAAAAGACCCTCCCGTGACAGAATCGCCCAGCCTACGATGCGTCCAATCGCAATGATACCTGCCCAGCCATGGAAATTATAGTGGTCTGGATGATCGAAAATCGGCGCAAGCGCAAAGGCCATCGCGTTGATAGCGTTTTTTGCCGCATACTTCAAATACAATTTTAGCTTGGGATTCATTGTCCTTGGATTTTCAATTCATCCCATACCGCTTGCATTCCGCCTTCTCGGAAAATCCATCGAAGCGTATCATCAGGATTGGTTGGGCACTCTTCGGGATATAGATGCGGGCGGTCTGGAAACGTGCGCCACGCTGCGCCCTCGGCAAGTCCGCACGTCTTAGCGAGCATCAGGACTTGTTGCCATCGCGAATCCATCGCGTTCCAATCCGGTGTAAAAACAGGAAAGCCATCTTCACCTGGAACAATATCCACAGCGTACCCGAAATTGTGTGCCGAATATCCTCCTGGAGCATTGGTCACAATCTTTCCTGGCTCCGTGCGTCCTTGTGCATACAGCAAATCCTGTTGCGCCCAGGTCCGCAATCCTTGGCTCACGCGGATCGTGATGCCATTGGCTGCACATTTATCCGCCAGTTGGTGTATCCGCCGCGCGAGTTCGGGATGCACTTCTTGGAGCCGGGCTTCGCTTACGTTATCCATTCAATGTTTCCAAACCGCTATCCCTATCTGGACTAAAAGCAAGGTAAGCCCCACGGTGGAGATGTAAATTCTCGTTCTGTCGTGAAGAAGCACAATGGCCTTATCCATCGCATCAAAGCGCGCGTTGATAGCCTTGGTTTCGGCAGCGATGGCGCGATCCACGAATTCCTCAATCGATAGAGAAACTTTTTGTTCCGGTGCCGCTGTTTCCGTCATCCCGCTCCTAGCAAAGTCCCTTCAAATTTGTAGATCAACTCCGCACGGCTTTCGCAATCGGCAATCTGCAAAAGCTCGCTTACATAGAACTTTACGGTGCGTTCCGAAAGATTCAGCTTTGCGCCGATTTCTTTGTTGCTCAGCCGCTCCCGCAAAAGGGCCAGTACCTGTTCCTGCCTCGCCGTGAGTCTCCATTTCCGCTGTCCGAATTCCGTCACCGTCGAAAAAGGGATGCGAATCACCAGTTCGCCATTTTCTATCTTGGCTTCAACGTAGGGCATTCAAATTCCGACCGTTACCGTCGTCCCTGGAGCAAGCACCGGGAGAACGGGCGGCATTGTGCTGGGAGGCCGCGTAAATTTTAGATTGAACGAAAGGCTGACCAATGGCCGCAGCGTCAGATACATGCTACTGAAGCTGAAGCCGTAGATGTCCATCTTATAGGCGTTGGAATACAGGTTCATGCTATAGGTGGAAAACGGGTCAAGTTGCAGCGTGGTTGCAAGGTGTCCCAGCGAGTCGGTGGTCCCGGTAAAGACCGTTGTGTCTGTTGCGCCTTTCTTCACGACCGTGAGCACACAGGAGCACTTCGCGCCGTCCGGGTACCAATGCACGTTTAACGTTAACGCGACAGGATGTGTGGTCTGCGCTTGGAGGATCGGGGCGCACAGCAAAAGCAAAAGAAATAACTTGACTCTGTATACGTTTATTGCTAGATTCATGGGCATGCACTTACTCCTTGCCATGGCACTCATGGGGTTGGCGTGCTTCCTTTGGAGCCTAGCTGACGCAGTAATTCCGCAAGGCTCCCGACGCCGATAGCGCCCGCTCCAGCCTTAATAGCGGCTTTTTTGACCACAGCACGATTTGCCGTTGCTACCTGTTGATTTAAGACGCCTTCGCCCAAATTCTTCACTGTCGCGGCGTCGCGAATGTCCGCCTTCACGCCCTTGCTTCCCTTTGCTAAAATTTGCCGCAAATCATCGGTAGCCACGCCACGCCGTCCCAGCGCATCCAGCGCGCGGCCTTGATTGGCAACTTGCATGAAACGGTTCAGCGTCGCCCCGGTTGCATTGGGTTGCACATCGAGAAATGGCTTTAACGGTGCGCCTTTACTCCAAAAGTCCGCCGCGTGTTGTTTGAATAGAGTTTCGCCTGTTTGAAATTCCGCCAGTTTTCCTTCGCGCGTTGCCGTTTCGCGCAATCCATCGGTAAGCGAGCCGGATACCGCTTTCAATTGGCCATAGACATCGCTTGGAAGTTTTCCGCCAGCGCGGGAAATGAATTTCTCGATAGCCGTTCGATAGAGTTGCGCTTGACGAAAAGGAATGTTGTCGAAGCCTGCTAATTCTTTCAGGATCGTGGCCGGGTCGTCGCTGGTCAGTACATTTTGCGGCGGTTCTGGAATGGCGGCAACGCGGCTAATCGGCGCTGGGATGCGAGCGCTGACGATATTATCTGCCGCTTTTTGCGCTAGGTTCTTTGTCGCCGCCATGTTCACGGGCGCAGCGTCAATCCCCGCTGAATCATAAGCAGATTTGAAACCAGCGCGCGATTGTGCCTCGGCCTGCACGACGCGCTGGCGAATGGCTTCCTCGGTCTGCGGCAGCGCCTTGAGTTCGGCAATGCGTTCTGGTGTTTCGCCAAAGAGTTTCGCGACTTGTTTAGCTCCGAATTTGCCAACAGCACCGAGCGCTTCTCCTCCCGCTTGACCGGCCATCATTGCGCGGCCAACTTTCGCGGTCTCAGCAGCCCCCGGTACTTGTCCAGAGATCGCACTCCCAGCGAGGTTCCCAGCCACTCCTCCAGCTCCCGCCCCCAGGATGCGCATCCCGGCTGGCAACAGACCAGCACCGCCTTCGGCCACGGCTCCCGCGCCCAATGACGCACCGCCAAGCGCCAAGGCGGCTTTTCTAATATCCGCTACGCGACCAGCAACGAGCGGCATTCGTTCTTTGACATATTGATTTTGGGCCGTCGTTCCATAGGCACCACCGAAGAATGATGGCTGCATTCCCTGCGCCGTTTGTTGATTTCTTGCCGCTTGTTGTTGTCCCGCTTGTTGCGTGGGAGCGAGCATATATCCTTGCGCTTGGGCTGCCGACCATTGCTCTTTGGGAATAATTCCTGTCGCGCCCGTTGTGGGATGAATGGCTTCAACGTAAGAGTCTTTCGGCTTGTAACCTTGTGCCAATGCTTGCGCCATCTGGTTCGATGGAATCGTGCCGTACTCGCCTTTGGGGCTGTAGACTTCGACTTGGGTATCACCGTTAGGCATTAGTGTGTTATCGGCGTGAACGTAATCGCCGCTCCCGCATTGGGTTTCGGTACATTTGGATTCGCACTGCCAGCCGTCCTTACTCGCGTGGCGTATTGATCCATGAATGTGCTGAAGCCTTTCATTGCGCCGATGAGGTCGTTGTAAGTCATCTTTCCGGTGTTAAACAGCGCCTCGAAGTGGTCGTACATTTGCTGACCGCCGCGCGCTCCGAAATGGGCTTTTAGCATGCCGCTTGCGGTCAGCGAACCAAGCGCGCGCACTTCAGCAAATAGCGGGTCATCAGCACCAACTGTGCCGGTCATAAATTCATTCACACGACCCTGTGTGGGTCCGAGCTTCCCGGCTTTCTGTGCCTCGGCCAGTTTGGTTTGAACTTTCTTGAATAGAGTCGAAAGGTCGCTGGCCTGTTGCGCCTGAGTTTTGATACTGGATGTTGGCGCGGCGGGAGATTTCCAGCCAATCGTATTTCCAGTTTCATCAAGCAGGCTCGAAGGAATCGCTTTACCCATGAGCGTGCCAAAGGTATCGCGTTCAAATTGCTGCTGTGCAAGCGATAGTTTCCCTTGCGCGATGGCGTTTGCGGCGGGGCTGCCAAGGCCGAGATTCCCTGTTGGTCCGACTTTCTGCTCGCGTGCCGGTCCAGCAGCGCCTTGCACAAATCCATATCCCTGGGCAGTGGCACGCTCCATACCGTTCAAATCGGTGAGTTTCACATCCTTGCCAACGAGCTGGGCGGCTCCCGGCCCGAACTGACCCGAGTTGGCCATCTCTGGCGTCATCTTTACGGTCGCTCCCACACCGCCTGCGCTCGTACCAACAAATTTCTGTGACCGCGTATCGAACACACCAAAAGGCGTAGTCATAAACTGCTTCTGTTCGCCCGCCGCAGTTACTTTCGCCTGCCCAGAAATCATCGCAGGATAGACTTTTTGCGCCAGGGCCAAGGGCATGGTCACGCCATCCGGAAGAGTAACCATCTGGCCCATTTGCCGCGCCCGAGCTTCGGATTCCGCCGCACGGCCTGTTTCCTCGGCCACCTGAGCACCAGCGAGTTGTTGTTGCTGGCCAAGTTGATACTGACCTAACTGGCGTTGATATGGAGCTTGAACCGCTGCGCCAAATCCCCGCGCATTGGCTGCTGGACCTTGGCCACTCGCCGACATTCCTGTGGCAAATGAGTTCAAAAAATTGCCGATGAAATTCTCGAACGCATCCAGGCGCGAAGGCGGGCGCATCGGCTGTGATTCACCCGGCTGGACAGTAGCCTTTGGGCCTTGAATCATCTGCTGAAGGAAACCTGCGAGTGCGGGGACTGCGCTTGGTTTCGGTGGTTGTTGTCCCGCTTGCTGACGCTCGCCAGCTTGCGCTGATTGCATCAGAGGCGCGCCACTACCCAAATCTAAGTTGGTAATTGCTTCCGGCTGACCGAGGTCAGGGGCTGAAATAGGGTCAGGCATACCGACCCCGATTCGTTTTCCACCACGCTTTATGACATTGGCTACATCGTCTCCAGCCGGTGGACGGATCGGTGTAGGTGTTCCCCACCGTGAAACGATGTCCATTCTTGCAAAATTCGGAACGCCGATATTCTCGGCGATTATTCATTTGCTCTTTGCGAGTTGCCCAGCGACAGTTGGCTGGCTCATAATCGCCGTCATTATCGATGCGCTCGATCCAAAGGTCTGACGATGGTTTGCGCCCCATATCGGCAAGGAAATTCTCGTAACTTTCCATCCACCGGGCGCAAACTTTGATGCCACGTCCGCCGTAGTATTCGTAATGCGTTGCATTTGGATTGCAACAACGCTCACGCATTTTGCACCAGGATTTATGCTCAGGAGCTATGCGGCCCCTACGACAATCGCCGTGCCGTAATCTCAACCCGTCGCGCTTTATGCAACCGCAACTCTTTATGTGATCGCTACGTAGCTTGTGGCGATAAATATCAACCGTTTTTCCGCAATCACACACGCACAATAATTTCACGCCGCGTTGGCCGGTTTCTTGAAACAAAGCGATTGGCGTCAATCGTCCGAACTTTCGCTGGGGATCACGCATGGGATAGTCTCAAAAAAATGTCGAAGAGTCGTTTGGTAGCGCATCGCATAATCTTATTACGCCGAATCAGTGCGGCCCAGCCTTGACCATGCTTGGAGTAGAACATGGCGAATACTTGCATCCACCATGTTGAAATAATCCACGCGCGGATAGACAGCATTTCTGCCGAATTAAAACCATACAATTCCGACGCTACCCAGCAGAACTTAGTGATTGCAGAACCTCCAAGGCCAGCAAGTGACCCTATGAGGCTCCCAAAAAATCCCGTACTCGCTTGATCCGCCGCCTGGGCCGCACTGACTCCAGCATTCAGTGCGCCGATCCCCTGTCCACCAAATGAACTCGCTTGGCCACCGAACATCCCGGCTTCACCAAGGCCAGTTTGTAGCGCACCCATTAAACCTTGGCCTTTTGCGAGTTGGATTTGATTGAGCAGTTCCGATTGCTGTCCGGCTTCAAGGCTCCCTAGCTCGCCAAAACTTTTCGCGATTTGACCGCCGCCAGCAAATTGACCACCTGTGATTCCCCGCGCGGTAAGTTGCTGTGAGAGTTGGCCTGTGAGGTCCTTGTACTGATTCCCCAATCCGGTAAGAGCTTGCGACCGCATTGCAGCTTCTTGTTGCGGCAACATTCCCCCGGCTTGGATGATGGCCTGAAGTGATGGGTTGACCATGGCCAGTTGATTGGCCTGCATGGTCAATTGCTGGCGCATCAAGGCCAGTTGCTGGTCGGAAATCTGATTGGCGCGCTGGACCTGGGCTTGGGAGTTTCCGCCCTTGTGGCAGGCGTGAATCGTGAACCCGAGAAAGGCATGCTTCGACACACCACTTTCATAGCGCACTTTTATTGGCGCGTCGAGCAAGTATACTTTTACTTACATTTAATTAGAGGCGCATCCTGACCACAGGGAATTCGATGCGGGTGAAGCCATGTCCCTCGGCAACCTTCAGTACGCCTTCGTCCTTACAGATAAACATCAACTCTTTGATGCCAAAGCTCGATGCCAGCAATTGCATGCCTTTTACCAAGTCGCGGAAGGCTTGCCCGGTATCCATTGAAGTTGCTTCTGGCTTCACAGCCAGTGATTCAAGCACTAACACAATGCCTTGCTGCGAAGGCAGATGGGCCACATTCCCATCGCCGTTGTAGGAAGAGATTGCGCGGAACGTGGGATAGCCAAGAATCGCTGGGTCGAAGAGATTGTCCTTTGTATTTACAATCCAATCTGCGATCTCGGCAGCATCCTCAGGTCTTGCGACGCGCATTTTCAGTTGTCTCATACAGGAATCCGATAGCTCCTTCCACCGCCGGTGATATTAGGAAGGCTGGTTCCATAACCGCCAGTTTGGCTTAATGTGCCTGCGGCTGGCTGCGTGAATGTAAGCACATTAAGGGGTACAAACCCCTGGAAAAAAGCGAATTGTAACACCGCATCGGATTGTGCCGTCTGAGCGATTGCGGGCGTTCCGGCGCTTGTTGCATTGCCCGCTCCAGCCCATCCAAGGATTTTCGCCGCTTCCGACCAGAAGGGATAATAAAAATATTGTGTCGCAGCCGTCAATCCTGTAAGTGAGATGCTTCCCGTAGGAATTGTCGTGTCGTTAGATACAGATGGAACGATAGTTTTGTTTGCTCTGCGGATCGGCCATGCAGGCCAACTAATCGTCAGCGCTGTGGTGGACGTGGCATTGAACGTAAAGGGAACGGTTACGAACGTGGGCACATTGCTGCCAAGCTGCAAGAATCCTGGTTTCGACGGGTCGAGCAATCCGCCAGTTAATGCCGTTCCCTTTACCGGCGCATTGAGGTTAAGTGCTTTGAATTGGCTTGCGGCAATTACGGGCTGTCCTCGGCGCTGGAAAGGCGCTCCGCGTTCAATGCGGTAGACGTTGGGAATAACAGTAACGATAGTTGGACGCGGCTGGCCGGTTGCAGGAATAGAGACGCGCGTGGGTCCGGTCGATGGCGCGTTCGCGATGCGGAAACCGGGACCGTACATTAGAAATTTCACTGGATTATTCGGGTCTTCCGGTTCGGGAAACGGAACATTGGCATCCGTTGCTTTCCATGGCGGCTGCACGGCCATCAGCGCCCTCCAAGTTCTTTGTATGCAATCAGCATCGAATAGATGTTGTCCACTTGGTCTGCTGTTGCCAGTTTGATTTGCAGGCTGACCCAGCGGCAGGCAGGCCCATTAATCTGATATACGTTTTGCACCAACTTCGTTCCGTTTTTCCGATTGAATGTTACCGCCGTATCCTGTAATCCGGTGACCACCGAAGTATAGGTTAAACTTGCTGTCGGATCGTCATCAGTAAGAATCAGCACGTCGGTAATCACGCGCCCATTATTATCAATCTCGATTGTCCAAGGCACTCCGGTTCGCGTTGGCTGGTCGTAGCTGCCCACGGCGATATAGGAAAATCGCCTCCCATAATCCGGCACCATGGAAAATAGATTCGTTTGAATAATCGGCTGGTATGCCGTGCCGTTATCGTTGAATGCTGTCGTGCTCATTTGCAGCGCCTTTTTCGCGGTTGCCGCCATCAATACGTAATTTCCCGCCGAAGTTTCACCGCTATAAACATATTGCGGTTTGAAACTCCAGGGCGGCGTCCAAACTTCGCGATCTAGGTCATAAACGATAGTTCCGAAGTTGGAGTAAGCTAAAACGAGCCAATGGAATCGGCCCGCTACGTGAAAAGTCATTGAAGCATTTACTTGAGTCAATCCCGTCGTCGTGGGCCGGATGTCGCGTCCCAATTCTTGCAAGGAATTTCCATCGGTCGCCCAGACCTGACCAGAGGTATCGAGCCATGCACACATACCGCCGAGCGACGTTATAGCTGCACGATTGCGGCATCCTCGGCGGCTGGAAATCAGGAAGCGCCGGAACGTATCGAGCGTATTGCCATTAATCCCATAGATTCTCCCAGGGCAAAAAACAAGTAGGGTAGGATTGTTCGCCGTGCCTGCTAACCCCAAACCCTGCACAGGCTGGTCGAAAGCCCAAAAATCCCCTGCAATGCCAGAAGGAAATGATTCTTCTGGCACACCGATGTTAATTTCTTCGAGACCGGAGAAATAAACTTTGTTCGCATTAAATCCCCAGATGCGACCAGAAAAATACACCATGCCTTGCGGGGGTGTTGGAGGGTCATTAAATGTCGGCGTTGGTGCGATATTGCCCGCTTGTAGTGCGGTATCGGCTGCCGCGTCCGTGACGTTCCCAGAACTATTGGGGTAAGGAGAAGTGGGCAGCTCAAAATAAATTCCCCCGCCGCCATCCGTGCTGCGAAAAAGTCGTATCTGATTTACTTGCGAATCAGATGAAGCTGTCAGCGTCACTTGCACGCCAGCTTTATTTGTGAAGACTCCTGTATTTACCGAAATTGGCGAAGGAGAAGAAACGTGACCTGTATTGCTGTTTCCATAACAAAATTCGTAACTATATCCAGCGGCAGCGTTCATTGTTCCCGCACCCGCCAGAACGGCTACCGCTGGTGGGCCGAGCGAATAAATAGTGATTCGCACATTACGCAAACTGAAAGTCGCCGTTCCAATAACTCCTCCAGCAGTTGCGACCGCGACAACAACGCCAAAATTGCTTTGGTTAATATCATTGGGAACCCAAGTGCTGCCCCATAGATCGGAAACTGACCCAACTGTAACGGTGTATGGCGAAACCGTTCCAGGTACAATGACTTTGGATTGAGCGAGTGCATTGCCCGCCTTAACGAGAGCTACGCCAAAGCGAGAAGTAAACGAGGAATCAGTCGAGATTAAATCCAGGGTTACGGCTATCCCAAGGATTGTATTTGTCGTTGGAATGGAAAATCCGAATTGAGTGCAGACATCGGCTTGAGATTGCCCATTTTTGGGCAGTGAAAGGGTCGCATAATTCGTTGTAGACGTAACATTATTCGGATTTGTCCAAATTACGCCGGTTAATGCGCCGTTGACCCCGTTCCCCGCTATTGTCGGGCCAGTCGCGCCTCCAAGCGCGATCCCCCAATTCGATGCGCCGTTGGACGGGTCCCATTTTTGCGCTTGGATTCCATTGGAAAAATAGAGCGTGTTGTTACTCACCACAAAATCAAATGGCGTGGATGCGTTGCCAGTAAAAATCGGAACAAAGGAAGTATCCACGCCATTTTGAAGTTTGAAAACTTGCGCGAATCCGCTCGCGTTAATGTCGCAGGCCATGGTGTACAACGTGCCGTCGAATCGCTCCCAAGTAAACAATCGCTGTAGATTGTTGAAGGCAGTGGCGGCGGTTTCTACTGCGGTTGCAAATCCCGGCCTGCGCTCGGCGTAGCCATTTGTGCTGGTCAAAATATCAATTGAGCCAGGAACGAATGTCGGTTCCGTGACGTTGGGCGATTGGAAGGAAATAAACGGCAGATTCGTCTGCGTGACGTTGCGATGCGCGAGTTGTGTTTCTAGCGGCATTTATGCGATGGCAGGAATTGTCCCAACCGTAGGCCCATTCGTCGGCATTTCCGGCTCATGCACGGCCAAGCGCTTCTGTAAGTCCGTTATGTGTTTTTGCATCTCTTCGATCTGCCGGTTCTTCGCATCGCAAATCTGCAATAGAATCGAAATCAGATGTTCACGTTCGCCCATTGGTTTCTCCTTTAACCGCAATTTCTTCATAATTTGGCAGCCCGCGATACCCCGGCTCCAGCTTGCGCTTCACAGCCGCGCGCAAACGACGGTCCCAGCGGCTTTGGTCCTCTTGGCAAATCCATGCATCGCAAAGTCCGCAATAGCCGCATAAGCGTGCCGTGGTGTCATAATCCACCAAGCGATGGACATCACAAATGGTCATGCGTTGCGTCAGGATCATGCCGTGAACACCTTAATATTGTATGTGCTGGCCGTGGGCGTCAGCGAAACCACGGCGCAAACTTTCGTCGTTACGGTGTTGGCGCTGGTCACTGTGCAATCCCAAAATGCGCCATCGCCCGGATACGTGGTAGGGTCGGTGAGGCAGACCATCGCTGTGGTTGCGCCGGTAACCGTGGTCGTATTGCTGCTGCATTGCCCGGCCAATAGTGCGCTGCCGCCAAGGCTTGCGGATGTCGCGTTTAGAGCTGACGGAACGACATTCCCGGCAAATGTAAGCTGGTCGCTGGTGTTTTTGCCCAATAAAACATCCCCGTTATTGGCGTTATTGCGCCAGCCAATAGCACAAGTGGAACAAGTACGATAATTACCTGACTGTGCTGGATTGGCGGCGGTATTTTGAAACACTAATCCAGTTACTACACCTGCTGAAGTCACCGCAAATACATCCGCGCCAGCGCAAGTTGTCGCGCCCGTGGTGCAAAATTGCCGGTGATACTGTCCGCCGGAATCGATAAATTCCGTACTGACATTGCGGGTTGCGAAAGTCGCCGTCCCGCCGCCCGAGGGCACCAATTCTGTTTCGACATTGCCGCTGGTCTTCGTAGCAAGGCCGCTTAGCGTATGTGTGTAAGTGAAGGTTGAACCGCCGCTGCATCCAGAAACAATCGTGAACCATCCGTTGTATCCATTGTTCGACAGCGGCGCATCAATCGGCACGCCCCAGATATGCGCCGTCATGCCAGCAGAAAAAGTGCAAACTCCACTAGTGGTAACTGTGACGGTTGTACCCGACTCAGCGATATTCGTGATTGTTGCAGTTGTGGCTCCAGGTCCATTGGCATTGTTATAAAAGGTAAAAGTAGTTCCACCAGCACCCGTAGAGACCACGCCATTTACGTTATAACCGGCCACTCCCGCACCGGAGATAGAAAACAAAGCGCCGGGTACGGCAGGAGCACAACCTGCCGTAGTTGTAACTGTCACAACATAGCCTGTTTGGCTTAATCCATTAGGCGAAGCTGTGATCGTGCAAGCTGTTCCGGCTACCTGTGTGGAAAATAATCCGATTTTCCCTGATATGCCAGAGGTAACGGCAGTTTCTCCAGCCAAAAATGAATATGTCGGCAAATCCGAATAGGAAGGTGCCATGCCTGTATTGGTGGAAAAAATAGGCGACGACGTTTGATAAAATCCCGCCAATGTTGCTGCGGCATTCCAATAGCCTACAGTCGGCGCTGCAATTGCAGCACCATGCAGTGTAGCATGTCCAGCATTTATAGAATCTGTAATTAACTCGCCTATTAATGCACCTTTCCCTGCTTGCGAAGAACCCGTTACGATATACGTGGAGATATTCTGAGAACCTCCCGTAACGTTGTAACTGTTCATTGGGGAATAAACGGTCGTATAGTCTTTCGCCCATCCGGGTGCTTTGGCGGTCGTTAACAGGTTTTGATTTGCTTGCACTAAATGCGTTCCAAGCCCCGTAAACGACGATTGCCCGATAAAACTGGAACCGACGACTCCTTGATTGCCAGCCGTCGTGACTTGGCTCGCTACGGCGTAAGCACCAATGGTGTTGCTTGCGCCTTCGTATTGGCTGTTTTCTCCACCAGAATTTGTACCCTGTGCTACTGCAATAGAAAGTTCGCCGATGCAGCCATAAGAATCTTTTCCAGGGAGATTAAGACAATCGTTGCGATGACCGACGCTCCAGTTAGTTCCGGTCGGATTCCCTAATGGTGCGCCATACCATAACGACGTGTAGCTGCACGGATAGCTCTGCGTGTTTGCACCTGAGCCAAGTAATTGCACGACTCCCAATGACGTGCCAATACCGCAATAATTAGCGAGATTGAGCGGCTGGATACCAATTTGTGTCGGCTGGCCACCCCCGGTGGAGAGGAGCGCATTCGATGTTATTCCGTTGCTGAACACGGGGCTTCCTGTTGCGGTTCCACCTCCCGATGCGGCCAAGCCAGAGACACCCAAAGACACGGTAAAAGTACTGCCACCACTGCAACCAGGAGTCAGCACAATTGACCCTTGGCCCTGTGGACTGTTATATCCGGCTACCCCGACGCCGGATATATTCACGACTTGGCCAGTAACAAATGAGCAAGGAGCCGTCGTTGTGAATGTGGCCGTATTGGCTACTTCAGTTGCCCCGGTTGGCGAAGCCACAATTGTCGCAACCGGTCCTCCGCTAAATATTCCTTGAAGTGAGCCGCCGCCAAGAACGTTGAGAGCTGCGCTCGTACTTAGTGTTAATGATTGACCACTGATAGTTTGAGGCGCGGAAGGATTTTGCAGAACAGGACTGCCCAACCCAGGATCGGGAATGCTGACGGAAGTAATCGTGCTCAAATCAATTGGCGACGTGCCCGATAAAATCCAGAATTCCGGGCCACGCACCAGCAATCCATTGGAATTGAAAATCGTCACCACGTACATTGTGCCGGTGGGCATCAATTCATCATTGGCGTCGATCACCGCGCCCGCAGGCATCAAACCCGCCGTTGTAAGCGTGAAAGGAACTTTTAATACGTTGACCACTTGGCCATTGGAAATTAATTTGGCCCCCATGTTTAGCTGAAAGATGATTATGCCGTTCGCGAGGACATTGCCCTGCGGGTCTTGAAAGGCTACGGAACTAGTGAGGGTCTTGGACATCTCTTTGGTGCGGGCAAACCCCGTACTTACCTTTCGTAAAATTACAGTTCATGCAAAGGACTTGGAAACCAGGTGGATAACCCATGCGCTTCATCCAGAGATAGAGTTTGATTCCGCCGCCGCCGCTCTGATTTTTATTACCACGCAGTTCGGCGCGGTGAGCTGCGCCGCCGCCTTCAATGTGATCCATCGTCAGAAATTCATCGACTAAAGTTCCGCAGCACGCACACTGCGGCCCTCCGTAGGCATTGAAAGCATCGCGCCGAAGTGATTCATGGTATTTCTTTGCAACCTTTGCGAATTCTGGCGTGCAGAGCGAGCACATACTTTTATCGGGTTGGTCGGAAACTTTATTGCATTGCGTACAGCGGCCCAATCGTCGTGCTCTTTCGTATTGTCGCTTGTTCATTCCCATGTCCGTAAGTTATTGATTCTAAACCCCATAAAGTCCGGGCCAGTAGCTCCGACCGACTCCCAAAGGCTGCTCTGGGTACATGAACTCATCGCCAGCGCCGAGGTCTTCGGTGCGCGCCATTTCTTTAAGCATCCCCATGAAGATGCCCATTTGTCCGGTGAACTGTTCGACCATATTCCCATTGCGACTGAGTTGCGCCGCTCCTGCTCGCGGGTCGTCGAGCAATTGATAGACGCGCCAGAGTAGACCGGCATCGAGTACGTTGAAATAATCGTCAGGGAATGGGAATGGCGTAGCGAGATTCGCATTGGTTACTTTCGTTGGCCGCGTCTGATATTCCCCAAGCAGTTGAATGATTTGACCGGCAGAAACTTGCGGCGAATTCATAAACCGGAAAAAACTCTGCGAGCTGAACCAGCCCACCGCGTTCATGGTATCGATTCCTGCCGTGCGCGTGAGTTCCGGTGCCATGTTGCCCAGCGCCGCGAGTTCGCGATATTCGGGGGGATTGGAATCCAGCCGCGCGATGCGCATCTTCAGTGGACGCAGGATATTCGGCAATCCACTGCCGCCAGAGGTCGCGAGACCTGACGTAACGATGGTGCCCACGATCTGTGTGTTCGTGGGAATTGTTGTAATCGTTAGCGTCGAACCGTTATAAGTCACGCCCGCCGCCGAAGTATCATCCGTGATGATGGTTCCCGTTTTTCCTGCGAGCGTAGTGCCTGTCGGCAAGTTGTGCGCATATTGCGTGTTGATGGTGACGGTCGTGCCGGATTCTGACAGTCCATTTGGCAGCTTTTGAATAATGAAGCCGCCGCCGAAATTGTTGTTGGTCGTGCCGCCAAACTGGATGTTAATGGGAAAGGTGAACCAAGCTCCGGTGATGGTGTAATCCTGTTGATTGCCAGTGAATTGCGCGCCGCCAGTCGGCGGCGATCCTGCGGCCTGCGTAAGTTGCGTCAGGTTGGTCTGGGTAAGCGAGGCGATGGACCAGCCCCATGGGTAATAGCGCCAAATAATGGAATTAATCTGGTCGATGATGGCGGCGGTTGGCAGAGACAGTGGCGCGCCGTGCGCGTATTGCGTCACCAGGGCGATTGCATCCTGTGGCGAATAACTTGACGCCATGTGCTAGAATCCTTTTGAACACAAAACGTCCACCGAATGGGGGCTGCGCGGTCATGGGCATGTACCGACGCGGCCCCTTGCTTTTTATGCCGCGACCGGAACCGCTTCCTTGCCAGCCTCTTCCGCCTTCATTGCTAGATACAATTCCTTGCATCGGCAGGCGGGCTTCAGTTCAAAGCATCCTGGGCAGATGGTGAGTTGTTCGCTCGGAGGCGGCGCTTTCAGTAAGCCATTCTGGATAATCTGGTTGTAGTAAGTCGGTTCAGGACGAAACAGCCAGGTCGAACTGCATCGCTGGCAGATAACAAGGGCTGTGCCATTTTGATAAGCCTGCCCGCTTGTTACCCATTCTCCGGTCGGCCAGTTTTTCGGCACATCATCCCCGGTCTTGGCATCGCGCATGTGCGAACAGCCTTCACGCCTGCGCCGACTGGATTCCTCTTCGATCTTCCCGAGTTGCGCAACCATTTGCGTGCGGCGTCGGTCCCTGGCGATTTCTTCATCGAACTTGCGCTGTTCGATAGGATTCATCTTCGTGGCTTCGGCCACGGCGGTTTTCAGTAAATTTTGCAGTTCTTCCGGTGTGAGATAAATTCCTTGCGCTGGTGCCATTTCTTCCTCCTCGGCTTTCAAGCCATATCGCGCGAAGCGTTCCCGTGCGCGTTTTGCATGTTCCTCGTTGAAACTCATGTTTGTTCCGCCCACCGCTGGGAATCTTGCGATGGTGCCCAATCGAAATGCCTCTCCACATCGGCGCGGGTGATGAGCTTGGCCTTCAATAGCCGAATCAGGACTGTTCGCCAGCCGCGCGTCTCGCCCGCAAACGTCGGCACTTCCATCCACTTCACGGCTTCGCGGGCGATCTCTTTCCCGCCACCTGCAATCACTTCGGGATTTGGCATGTGCTTTGTGGTCTGATGGAGCACTGAAAATTCCGGCATGATGCCGCTTTCCATCCCGAAGAGATGCACCTTGCGCTTCGTCCATCCGCCAGCCGCCGTGCGTTCATCCAGTTCGATGTAAACCCCGGTCAACTCCGGGTATCGTATGCAGCGCTCGAAGATGAGTTTCGGGTTACACAGATGGAGCCGCCGCTGGACCTCGACGCTTCCAAGCGGTCGGCCCATCTGTGCGAGGAGAGAACTTGTATCGCGCCCGCCATCGTCGCGGACGGAAATCGTGTTCGATTGAATTTCCTGCGCAAGAGCGTTTTGCCGTTGCGCCATAGTGCGCTCCTGAGCACCCTGCCCAGCCCAGCGCTCCTGCGCAGGAGTATCGAGAATCAGCATCGCTTAGTCGCTCAAGTCCTGCGGAACGGCGATGTATTGGAACTGCCAAGCAATCGATGGCGTGGTTCCAGAAATCACCCAGCGCAGTTTGATGAAGCCCGGAACGATAGGGCCATTATTCACAAGTTGCCCCGCAGCCATATCGGCGGTGCCAAGTAATGTGCTAGAAGCAGCCGTGGCCGCATCGCCAATGCCCAAGTAAGGCCGAACCATCATCTGTTGGCCAAATCCTGAAGCTGTAATCGTCGAAAACGACAAAATCTCGTTGTACGTTGTACCGGCGTCACAGGAAGTAGCGACGATCACCTGCAATGTCGGCAAGGTTCCGCTGATGGTTTGCGCTTGCACGATAAAGCGATAGCTCGACGCAGGCGGCAAGGTCAGGGCCGCACTTGTGCCGGACGTGGTTACAGTGGCAAGCCCCAAGAGGGTTGTGCCAAGAGGAAGTGCTCCAAAATTCGGCATCGGTCGTCTCCTTTAGACCGTTTCGATCACAAACTCTGTGAGCGCCACAACGGTTCCCGTCACGCTCGAACCATTCGTAGCGGTCATAGAAAAGTTAAGATTGGCAAGCGCCGGAATCGAAACGGCTGCGTTGGTAAGCGCAGCTCCAGCAACCAATATACCGCTCCCAAAAATACCGCTTTGATAGCCCACAAGAATTTTGCCAAGCGAATCCCAGAAGACTACGGCTTCTAGAAATCCGCCTCCCGAAGCTGTAGCCAATGATTGCGAAGTTACAGAGGCAATTTTGTTACCGCTGGTGATGGTCGTACCGACCTGGTTGCAATACATATTCATAATGACGGTGGATGTGCCGCCAGTTGTGGCCTTGAATCCTGCACGAACCTTGAGAACTGAGCCGTCAAAACCCGAAAGAAAGCTCGGGGCGGTCGTCGCTCCAAGAATCTGGCCTGGGGGAAATGGTGCAAGGATGGCAGTGCCACCGGACTGCAAAGCAAAAAGCTGTTCGGTGGTCGCAACAAGTGTGATGGAGGGAACTGAAATCGGTCCCTGCGACGGCGTGCCGCCGCCAACCATGCGCGCGATTACGTTTGCATTAGGCATCGGTTGTCTCCCTTACACCAAACTCGCGTCCGGTTTGAAAATCCGGTAACGCAGGTTGACGGTATCGAGAATTTGCGTGAGGAAGACGTAGCGGTAAGAAACCGCCGCGCCAATCATTCCCGCAGGGTCGGCGATCTGTGGTCCGCCTCGAATCACGTTGATGCGGAACTGTTGCTTCGAGGGGTCTTCCACGCGCGAGGGACCCGAACCTTGCAGGTCCACCGCGCCAGCCGCGCCGCGTCCCACCACATAAGCGTAATAGAGCACGTTCGGCGCGCTGCCCGAAGTCGTTACGTTGGTGGTGGCCCAAATCTTGACGTTCTCGACCACCCCCACCGGGTCGTCAAACGGATTCGGCGGTTCGAGGAAAACCTTGGGGTCCGCCCACTTCATCAAGTCGATGAATCCGCCCGCCGTGTTGTCGCTCTTGATGTCGTAGACGATATACGGGTGCATGATGCAGTAATAATATTTATCGTCCTTGGGCCGCACATCCACGCCTTCAAGCAAGGCTTTGCAGCGCCGCAGGTCATCCACGGTCGCGAATGTGCCAAGAGTGGCGGGAGAGAGTACTGCGCTCGACTGCCCATCGAAAGCCGCTTTAATGATGGTGTCTACTGATAGACCGGCAGCATAGCCAAGCTGTTCGGCGGCATTCTGCACGATTGGATCGATAGCGGTTTCATCAAGGAGAGTCGAAACGGTAATGAAATCGGAATACTCGGAGACGGTGCCTGAGAGGGTCACAGTGCCGAGGGTGTTTGAGTTGGCGACCGTGCCTTCCGGTGCCGATGTGGTGTTAGCGCCAAGCAGGGTATAGCGGAACCACTGAACGGTCTTGCCCGAGCGCCGGGGAATCATGTCCGGCTCGCAAGCGTTGTAGAAGCGGAAACGCCGTTTGAGCTGGTCGAGTGCGCGCCGGTTGTACCAGACCGTTGCGAGATGCGCTAACCCAGCCGTGGTTGTTTGATTTCCGGCGGGTGAATAGGCCATTTAGATACACTCCAACTTTGAATTGGACTGTACCGTTCAGGAGGGACACTCTTGAGTGGGTATGCGCTTACGTTGCCGTCGCGGGACTCGCTTGGGCAACCAGCGGGACGGTAGGACCTACCGCGTCCTCGATTTCAGAAACTACGCCTGCCGGAGAATTCTTGTCAAGCGCGTATACCGAAATCCCATTATTTTTTCCATAGACCGATTCCGCCCATCCCCAAAGCATGGAAAGTTCCACGGAATGGTAATGGCCGACCTTCACCGCCGTATTCCCGTAAATCTTGTGGCCTATCTCGCGCGCTTTGAAGCAGAACTGGATGTCTTCGGTGCCGACCATCCCTTGGTCTTCGTTGTAGACGTATTTGAAATAGGGATAGGGAACAGATCGCAAAAGGGATGGTCGAATGAAAATCACGCCGGTCCCGCATTTCGTCAGTTCATGGAATCCTGGCGGGAAAGATTTTACTGGCGAGCCGAGAACCATTTGCGCGGGTTCCACGTCCACACCCCAGCAGAGCGTCACTTTTGATGCGCTCTGGTCCCATAGATAAAACGTCGGCACGATGATTCCCGCATCGGCAGGCGCATCTTTCACGGTATCGAATAGATTCGCAGGCACGGCCATGTCGTTGTCGATCATGCACACCCAATCGCAATCCGCATCCTTGAAGTTCTTACAGAAGACGTTTCGCCCGCTGGCCGCAGGCTGGAAATTATTTATCGGCACCATGCGAAAGGCATAGCCGGTCTGGAATGGTAGGTCGGCAAAGAATTGCGTGATGCTGGGATGATGCCAACCATGCCGCTCATAGGTTGAAAGTACGCCGCAGACAATCTTTAATGGCTCAGACACTTAGCGAAAATCCCTCTTCTATAGCTTTGCCTCGCCAGTTTGATTCTCGCTCCCACCATCTTTTATTCCGGTCTCCTGCAATCCAACTCTTGCCATCCCAGCGCAAATTCCAATCACACATAGGACAAAAAGCTGATGCCCCTTCCTGTAAATCGATA